AACCTCGTTTGATGGCTCTGCTAATATTGCAGTAGGACTTGCAACACTTGCTACTACTGCTACAGTCTCCGACAGTACTGCGAATACGAACTTCCCAGTGGTCTTCAATAATGAATCTAATGCACTTTTGGATGATACTGGTGCATTGCGTTACAACCCAAGCACAGGAACATTACTTGTTCCAAATCTTGTTGTAGCAGGGACAACCACACAGGTTGACACGGTTACAATGAACGCAGCAAATGCTGTTGTGTTTGAGGGTGCAACTGCTGATATCCATGAAACAACATTAACTGTTATAGACCCGACTGCTGACCGTACACAAAGATTGATTAACCAGAGTGGCTATATTCCTCTTCTAGCAGCACTCACAACTACTGCAATCACATCCACTCCAGAAGAACTTAATATTCTGGATGGTGCTACTGTTGTGGTTGGAGAAATTAACGCACTGGATTTGGGTAGCACTGCTGTTGGTACTGCAATTGCAAGTAAAGCGGTTATCCTAGACTCCAATAAAGATTACACAGGCATAAGAAACCTAACCATCACTGGTGAAATTGATGCTGCAACTGGTGACTTCTCAGGTGTTGTTGATATCGCTGGCGCTACAACAACTGCTGCCATAACTGCTAGTGGTATTATCAAAACTGATGATAGCACTGCTGCGACAAGTACAACAGATGGTTCATTACAGACTGATGGCGGGTTATCAGTAGTCCTAGATGCAGTTATTGGTGATGACATCATCATGATAAGTGATGCTGCTCAAATTGCCTTTGGTGTAAACTCTGAAATTACATTGGCTCATGTCCATAATGTTGGCCTTACGATAGAACACCATACTGCTGGTGATAATCTTCCTATTGTTCTACAGTTGAAGTCTGAAGAAGACATTATTGTTGCGAATGAAGTTATTGCTTCAATTGAATTTGCAGCTGGTGACTCAGATGGAACAGATGGTGCCACGGTTGCCGCTGGTATTCATGCTATTGCCGAAGATACGTTCTCTGCTAGTGCTAATGCAACCAAACTGGTGTTTACAACTGGTGTTTCAGAAACTGCTGCTTCTAGTGCAACTGCAAAGATGACGTTGAGTTCAGCGGGTCTATTGACAATTGCTGATGATTTTATCATCAAGGATGGTGGAACGATTGGTTCTGCTTCAGACGTAGATGCTATGGCGATTGCCTCAAATGGTGTTGTAACCTTTAGTCAGATACCAGTTATGCCAGCAAACTCCATTGACAGTGATGAATATATAGACGGTAGTATTGACAGAGCGCATCTTGCTGCTGACATCATAGATGGAACTAAGATTGCTGATGATGCTATTAACTCTGAGCATTACGCAGCGGATTCTATTGATGAAGAGCATATTGCCAATGATGCCGTTGGTTCAGCAGAACTAAAATCTCTTTCAACTCTGTTAATTAAAAACGCAGCTGGATCAACCTTGAAAACATTGTATGGCGCTGGTGCATAAATACCAATAACATGGGATCGAGTCGTCTAAATAGATAACAGGAGAAATTAAAATATGATTAAAGTTTATCTGTTTCTAATAATTATGGGTGTATTGGGCGTTGTAGGTTATGGTGGCTATATGTATTATAAGGACACTCAAGAGCGTATTGCTACGTTAACTGCAAACAATGCTAAACTTGAAACTGCTGTTCAAATCAGTGAAGATAGCGTAGCCCTTTTGCAAAATGATATTGTTAAAAATGCAGAACTAAATAGTAAACTACAAAATAAATTACAGATTGCAGAGGGTTACGGTGATCAACTCCGTGCAACTTTGCAGAAACATAACCTAACACATCTAGCAAATAAGAAGCCGGGTTTGATAGAGAGGAAGATGCAAAATGCGACCAATCGTTTATGGGATGATCTTGCTGACATCACTAATCCTTCTAGGGGGGTGCAGTCTGATACCGGAGCCAAAAGTAGTAACAGTAACTAATACTGTTAAGACAGTAGTTCCAATAGTAGCAAGACCGAAGCAAGTCCAGCTAAATGATGTAAAAATCTATGTAGTTTCAAAGGTAAACTACGTTGAATTTGCAAAGGAATACGCTAAGAAGAATGGTGGCGATTCGTATATTGCTTTATCAGTCAAGGATTATGAGAACCTGAGTCTAAACTTTGCTGAACTAAGGCGCTACATAGAGCAGCAGAAATTAATTATTGTTTATTATGAAGAATCAGTTTCACCAGAGAAGGAAGAGAAAAATGGGAAAGTTCAATAACAAGATAGAAGCAGAATTTTCACCCCCTAAGACATGGGTATTGTCACGAGCTCTATCATACCAAAATGATGAGATTGATACCAAAGCTCTGGGAGGAGTTGGTGTTAAATGTCCCGGTAATAGGATTACATGTAAGAAGGGGTTTAAAACTGATCTTGCATCTACTCCTAAAATTATTTGGAATATTATTGCTCCTTGGGATATTGCACGAGCAGCAATTATTCACGACCTTCTTTATCTAAGGATTCGTCAGTATCGTGCAAAGCCTTCACCTGATATGAAGGTAGTTGCAAAAGCAAAGAAAGCCTCAGACAATGTATTCTTGCTTGCAATGAAGGATGCTAATCCTAGTGTATCATCTTGGAAAATTAGTGCCTCGTATTATGCAGTTGTAGCCTTTGGCCGCTGGTCAATCATTCCGAGAGATGGCGATAATGTCAGCTGAATCTTCAGACACCAATTGCATGAATTGCGGTTACGAATCTCATTGCGGTGAAAAACTAATGAAACCTTTCACCGGGAGTGATACTAGTATTAGACATCTATTGCCAAGAGGTGAGATAGAAGTTTGCCATTCGTGTCGTTGCAAAAGATGTACTCCCCCAGATTGGGGTTGATATATGTGGTTATTTTTAATTAGTAGTATTGCCTCCAGCATTATTGGTAGTGCCGCAGATTCTTGGTTCTCTGAAACCAAGATGGGAAAGTGGTTCTACCGTAAGGTTGATGATGTTGCATCATGGGCATCTAGGAAATTGGGTTTGAAGGTTCTTGCTGATGAAATAAGTTGGAAGACAAAATACCCAAATGTCGTAGTAAAAATCGACAGTCTAGAAGCTAGAATTAAACAACTAGAGGAGAAAAAATAATGTTTAACTGGATTAAAAATCGAGTAATGGAGCGTACTTCATGGGACGGCGGCGCACTTATCGCTGTTGGTCTTGTGGTGTTGTTCCTCGGCCCGTTTGCAAAGTATGCTGCCATAGCAGCAATTGTATTGGGTATCATTACTATGTTGAAATCTGAGGACTGATAATGGCAGGGTTGGAGACAGAGGTTAAACTCCTTAAAAAAGAGTTGCAAGACCAAGCAAAAATACATGATCGTTTGGATATTGCGATTGAAAAACTAACTGATGTCTCCAACTCTATTCATCGTATGCTTGCCGTGCATGAAGAGAAGATTTCTCGACAAGAGGAAGCCCTTACCGAATCCGAGCAGAGGTTAGCAATTCGCAGAACTGAACTATCCATAAAAATAGATGAACTCCATTCTCGTATTACCACAAATACCAAGGAGATAATGGTTGCAGCTGCTCAGCAACACAAAGAACAAAACAAAGAAATACAAAAGATTAAGGATGAACTTGCCGCAAGGGTAGGTGTCCTAGAGAAGTGGCGTCATGTCCTCATTGGGTGTTCTATTGTTGTTGGATTTATTTTACATAAGTTTGTCGATTTGTCTTGACTATTCCCTACAGATATGTTACTATCTGTAAATGTCATATATAGATACTAAATACCTAAACATTATCAGTTCCCAGCTTCAGATGTTCAAGAAGAAGGGCGATAATCTATGGAACTTCCGTTGCCCCTACTGTGGCGACTCCCAGAAGTCTCGCATGAAGGCAAGAGGGTTTGTGTTCCGTAAGAAGAATGACCTATTTTTCAAATGTCATAATTGTGGTATTGGAGCTTCTCTTGGTAATTTACTCAAGACATTAGACTCAAGAACCTATAAAGACTATATAATGGAAAGATATAAAAAGGGGGTCACTACTCATAGTAGCCCTCAGCCGGAGTTTAATTTCAATGTACCAGTGTTTCGTAAAAAAAGTATTCTCAAAGGTCTACAATCTATCGGGGACTTGCCTGCAACCCACCCAGCTCACGTTATCATTAAAAAAAGACTTATACCGACAAGATCACTTTCTGACTTATATTTATGCGAGTTATTCTTTAAGTTCACGAATTCGATAATTCCAAATAAGTTTCCTTCCTTGGGTGGTGATCATCCAAGGTTGCTTATTCCATTTCGTGATGAACAAGGTGAAGTTTTTGCTTACCAGGGCAGAGCCTTCGGTAAGGAGCAACCTAAGTATATCACCATTAAGTTAGATGATACTAAAGATAAAATTTTTGGTCTTGACAGAGTAGATAAGAGTAAACCCATCTACGTTGTTGAAGGACCATTGGATAGTCTGTTTCTAGACAATTGTATTGCAGTTGCTGGAGCAGACTTTAGTAATATGGAAGGTGACTTAATAATTATCTATGATAACGAACCAAGAAATAAGGAGATTAACAAACAGATAGAAAAAACGATTGATCAGGGAAAGAGCGTATGCCTGTGGCCTGATAATATGAGGTGTAAAGATATCAACGATATGATTATCGCTGGGTATTCTAAAGAAGAGATACAAGAAATCATAACACATAATACCTTTTCTGGTGCAACGGCACGATTAAGGTTTGCTGAATGGAGAAAAATAAATGCCTAATAATTATCTACCCACATCATACCAAGAGTTTATTCACTTATCACGGTATTCCCGTTGGTTGCCTGATAAGGAACGTAGAGAAACGTGGGTTGAAACAGTTGCAAGGTATTTTGATTTCTTTAAAGACCATTTAGATGATACGCATGAATTTAAGTTAACTAAATCTCTGAGGGATGAACTAGAAGAAGCTGTTCTTTCTCAGAAAATCATGCCATCTATGCGTTGCTTGATGACTGCTGGTGAAGCATTAAAGCGTGAGAATATTGCTGGGTATAATTGTTCTTATGTTGCAGTTGACCGTCCACAGTCTTTCGATGAAATTCTGTATGTTCTTATGAATGGAACTGGTGTAGGGTTTAGTGTAGAGCGTCAGTATGTATCAGAGTTGCCTAGCATTGCAGATGAGTTTTACCAATCTGATACTACTATCACAGTTGCAGATTCTAAGTTAGGTTGGGCCAAGGCATTTAAAGAACTTATTGGTCTGTTGTATATTGGTCAGATTCCTCGTTGGGATATGTCAAAGGTACGACCAGCGGGTACTCCATTAAAGACTTTTGGGGGAAGGGCATCAGGTCCAGAACCTCTAGAGGCTCTGTTTAACTTTTCCGTTACGACATTTCAACGTGCAGCAGGTCGTAAACTATCGTCACTAGAATGCCATGATATTGTATGCAAAATTGCAGAGGTTGTAGTTGTTGGTGGTGTTCGTAGGTCTGCATTGATTAGTCTCTCAAATCTATCTGATGACCGTATGCGTGATGCGAAGTCAGGTCAATGGTGGATTAATGATGGTCAACGTGCATTAGCAAATAACTCTGCTTGTTATACAGAGAAACCAGATATGGGAGTTTTCTTGAGCGAATGGAAGGCCCTTTATGATTCCAAGTCAGGGGAACGTGGTATCTTTAATCGTGAGTCTGCTGTTAAGATGGCATCAAAGAATGGTCGTAGGAACGTAAAGGACTTTGAATTTGGTACGAATCCATGCTCTGAGATTATCCTACGCAATCGTCAGTTTTGTAACCTATCTGAAGTAGTTGTTCGTGCATATGATACGCCTGAGTCTCTCTTAAAGAAGGTACGCCTTGCTGCAATTTTAGGTACATTTCAGGCTACATTAGTAAACTTTAGGTATGTATCATCCTCCTGGAAAAAGAATTGCGAAGAGGAACGTCTTCTTGGTGTATCTCTAACTGGAATTATGGACTGTCAGTATACCAATGGTAAAATAGGTAATCTTGAAAAACTCTTAGATTCTCTACGAGAAGAAGCTGTGAAGACAAATGAAGAGTTTGCAAAAAAGATAGGAATCAATCAAAGCGTTGCTGCAACGTGTGTCAAACCCTCTGGGACAGTCTCACAGTTGGTTGATGCAGCATCTGGTATCCACGCAAGGCATAATCCTTACTACATCCGTACAGTGCGTGGAGACAAGAAAGACCCACTAACGCAGATGATGACAGAGATCGGTTTCCCTGTTGAGGATGACATTACAAATCCTAGTAATACAGCTGTTTTCTCTTTCCCCCATAAGGTGGATCAGAGCGCTATATTCCGTACAGATATGTCTGCAATTGAACAGTTGGAGTTATGGTTGACATATCAGAAGCATTGGTGTGAGCATAAACCTTCAGTCACCATCTCAGTGAAAGATGATGAATGGTTTGAAGTTGGTGCGTGGGTATGGAAAAACTTTGATTACATGAGTGGCGTAAGTTTCCTACCATTTTCAGAGCATTCATATAAACAAGCACCGTATCAAGACTGTACAAAAGAAGAGTACGAATTTCTTGTTGATATTATGCCCCAAGAAGTGGAGTGGAATAAATTAGCTGAGTATGAAAAAACAGATACGACGATTGGTTCACAGGAGCTTGCCTGTGCGGCGGGGTTCTGCGAAATACAATAATGAAATTAATTGTCTGTGAATCATGTGAATCGGAATTTAGGATTAATCATTCTATGGATAGTAAATTTTATAAAATAATATATTGTCCATTTTGTAGAGAAAATGTTGAAGACCCAGAGCTTGTTGATGAGATTGAGTGGGATGAAATGGATGAATGATGATGAAACAAAGATATGATGACAAATTTTTAGAACCCATGTGGGATCATAACGTAGTAGATTATGACCTTGATAAATTTCCTTGGTATGACAGAATCTTATCTGTTATACAAGAGATAAACCCACAGTGTAAAGATATTAGTAAGCTTCATGAATATTTTGATAGAGATGAGATCGTTCCTCTGAGAAAGAATGTCGAACAATTTGTTAGAACCAAAGAATTCTCTGGATGGGTTGATGAATATTTTCATGCTATAATTGGTGACGGGGAATATTTAATACAGGCAACCCCTACACTCAATTTTGTATTACCAGACCAACAGAGGCAGGGTAGTTTACTTACGTTTCATACTGGGCATTTAACCGCATACAATAACGGTATAAACACTATCTGGACACCTGTAAATCCTGCCTTTGGTTCTAATTCTATGCAAGTGGTATCATGGGAAGATTCAAAAAAAATCACTGATGAGTTTGTGGATAATCAACTTTCAATGGAAGAAATGCAGATACGATGTTCAGAGGTTTCTTATCCAGTAGATATAGATATGGGTCAAGCTTGGTTGTTTAATCAAGGACATTGGCATGGTAATATAAACAACACCACGGGGGTCACACGCATAGGTCTAGACATAAGAGCAATGAATGTAGGAACCGATTATGGTTATCGTAAACCGGGAAGTTATTTTCGTTTCCCCGGCACCACAGTAGAAGTCCCGAAGGTTGACACATCAAGACGTTGGATTATTTTTAATGACCCTGCCAATGATAAGTATATGGGTACAATGCCATTCTACATTGCTAGAAGTTTTATAGAAAATTATGTTGACCGTTTGGGCATAAAACCAGTAGGGTGGCATAACGAATATACATTAACTAACTGGAATCCTCATTTAGAATTCTTTATAAATAATACTGAAGTAGAAGGTATTGCCTTACTAAGTATGCATGGTATTAGTTCTAATATCAAAAGACGAATGGAATTATTTAAGATGTGTGTAGATAAGGATATACATGTATTATTTTGCGATGAAAACTATATGTTAAATAAT